ATATGGTGAACGCCACCTACCTCTTTGTCCTTCATTTGCTGGTCCTAAAGTAGTATATCCAGTTACTGCCTGAAAATCTGTTCCAGCAGTTATAGATGCTTGAATTGGTGGGAAAGCAACTGCTCCACAACCAACATGACTTGTTGCATGACTTGTTCCAGCAAAGTTTAAATTTTGAATTAAACAACCTGCTCTGACCTGAAATACATCTGCATCCTGATTAAGAGGAACCACAGTCACAAGTCTTAGATCCTCACCAGAAACGGAAACTTCTGTCCTGAGACCAATTGGATTATTTTCTTTATAAACACCAGATCTTACAATAATAGTATCTCCTGTCTGTGCTATAGATGCAGCTGCACCTATTGTTCTCTTTGCATCACCTTCTAACAATCCACTATTATCATCCAATCCATCCATCGAAACCCAAATGGCATTTTCTGTCTCAACACCAGATGGTCTCCATGATACACCACTACCAACGGATGCTAATCTATAATCAGTTTTAGCAGTTCCTACACCAGTATCACCATTTAAATCTATTAATTGAGCATCTAATTCAACATTTCCTTTAAGTGTAGAGGTTGCCTCTACAACTAAATCTGATCCTACATTTAAATCTTTACCAATACCAACACCACCAGTGACTACAAGAGCACCAGTATCTGCAGCATCACTGTCAGTATTTTTCTCTATTGTGGTGATGTCAGCAACATTTAATTTCTCTCCAATACCGACACCACCAGTAACTATAAGGGCACCATTAGCACTACCTGTAGAAGCTTGACTACTATGTACCTTAGTAATACCCTGAATATTTAATTTCTCTCCAATACCGACACCACCAGTGACTACAAGAGCACCTGATGCAGTAGTGGTAGAAGATTGACTACTTAAAACTCTAGCTAATGCACCGACATATAAATTCTCACCAATACCAGTGCCCCCAGTGACTACCAGAGCACCTGATGAAGCACTAGTAGAAGTTTCACCACTTAAAACTCTAGCTAATGCACCGACATATAAATTTTTACCAATACCAGTACCACCAGTAATTACAAGTGCACCCTCTGTCTGTGAAGTTGAATCAGTATCTTTCTCTATTCTAGTTTCACCAGCAATAAATACACTCTTCGCAATTCCAACACCACCACTAATTCTTATTGCTCCATCAGTACTATCAATTGCATTGGTGGTATTAACAAAATATGATGTTCCTGCTACAGATACATGCTGTCTAAAATAAGAATCTTTATGTACATCCAATCCCAATAAAGGATCTGTGGTTCCAATACCAACCGAACCTAATCCAGTAACTGAAAAAGTGGCAGTACTACCTATACCAACTTGGAATTGTGTTGCAGGTAAAGTGGTACCAATACCAACATGGGTCATTCTGTAGATACCAGTATTCAGTCCTACAAAATCACCCTCAACTCCCCACAAATCATTGGTAAATATTGTTGCTAAACCAGTTCCAGGTGCTATATCACTTTGAGGAGTAGGAACAAGAGTATCAACTCCTTTACCAAAGCTGTTCCTTTGCATGAAATTTAATTCAGTAAAGGTCTGAGCAACACCAGCTGATATTGGAATATAATTTTTTTCGTCTAAAAGTTTAATACCATCCTGAGTAAGACTAGGAGGTGTAGGTTGCCATCTAATACCACTACCATCTCTCTTTAACCAATAACCTTCAAGACCAGGAGAACCAACAGAGTCGTAAATATTTCTAGCAATATGAGCACTACCATCAACCTCAAGTTTTAATGGCCCTTGATTGGTTTCACTAAATTGAGCATTATCAACAGTCCAACCTCCAAATATATTTGTTGTTCCAATTCCAACAGTACCACCAGCACTAACTAAGAAAGAAGATTCAGAAGTATTAATATGAAGTCTTTCATAAGGAATTGTATTTGCTATTCCAATATTACCACCATACTTTTCCAAATCTGCGTTTAATGCAGTTCCACCAAGTCCAATCCGAAATCTTTTCGGTACCGTTAAGAAATCTACAGATAACTCACCATAGATATTAACATCATCTGCAAATGCAACTTCACCCTTAAAAAATGATGTTCCACCTACAGATAAATCATTGTTTATAGTAATATTCTCAAAAGTATGAGTATCAAATTCGTAGAATAAATCACCATAGATATAAACATTCTCAAATACTGAATTACCAGATTGATTAAAATCAGCATTCTGAGTCATTATGCCAATCCTCCAGTAGAACCACCACTAAGGGCTTTTTTTGCATCCATATCTACAAGATTACCAGCAATAGCACTAATTGTAGCACCCCAACTTAATTTTAAATGTATTGGTAAATTTCCATCAGTACCATCAACTTGTATCTTAGTCGCACTTAGAGTAATTGATTTAGTTCCATGTTTTGCTCTATCACCAATTTGGATAGAACTAGCTTTAAGAACTATTTTATCTGCTTCTAATATAATGGTATCAGACGCACCTAAAGTAATATTACCCTGTATGGAATCAAGTTCAAGATTTCCAGTATGAGATATCATCTTGACACCAGGCGTATCATTACTTCCCAATTCACCACCCTGAATTAATAAATCTCCACCAGTATCAAGTCTGGTATAATTTGTTTCATGATGAGCTAAGGTAAAATTAGCACCTATGTCATTAATACCTTTTATTGCAAAAGCTTCTGGCCCAAACGCACTTTGTTGGAGATTACCAGTCTCCATATAAAGTTTTGGTCCAAATATGTCTAATTTTCTAGCATCTTGTGGTCCTGACATATTACTTACCTATACAATCAATAACTTGAACAACCTCACCTTGTGGTTTAATCTTACTCATTACAGGTCTCAAAATAGCACCTACTCCTGTTTCACTATTAATATTTAGTTCTGGTAATCCACTGTATGGAATCTGTACCAATTGATTTCCTCCGACAATTCTACCATTAGATATTATCAACTCAAAATTATCTAAAGTATCATCACCTGCATATGCTCTTCCAGCATTTTCGATAATAACCTTCTCAATAAATAAAGGAACTTCTTCATCTTGTGCAGGATAATTTGTACCAGTAGAAATCATAGTAATACTGGTAATTTGACCGTAAGTAGGGGATTTTGGATTCTTATCCACATGTGCCGTACCATATGCACCATAACCCTGATCACATTCATCATCAAATGATATGACTGGATCACTGGTATATCCACCACCAGGATCTGTAATTTCAACACCTGCAATACTGGCAGTTCTCTTCACTGAAGCAAATATATCTTCCGTATCTATTCTTTTAATAAAATTACCAAGAATGGCACTACCAGTACCACCAGTTCCACCTCCACCAAAAATTTCTACTGTAGGGCCGCCACATGTGGGAGGATTTGAGGTATCACAAGGACTCATCCCTGCAGCTGCCGCAAGAGGACTTCCAAAAATATTCCATGAACCATACTTTTTCTCAAAATCAGTAAGAACCCCCGATGCTAAACCACTGACACCACCAGATGCCAAATCACTAAGACCACTGGCAAGAGCACCAGCAGATGCTAGATCCTTAAGACCACTAGGAAGACCACCAGATGGTAAATTAGCAAGAGCACCAGATGCCAAATCACTAAGACCACTTGGAATAGCATTCGGAAGAGCACCAGATGCCACACTGGTTAATTTATTTGTCAATGCACTTGCACTTGCCATTTTAGAGAAATTGCCAATAGTACTGAGAGCATTAGCACCTTTTCTAGATCCTTTACCAATTATATACTTACTACTAGAAGGACAACTTGGTCTATCATCACAAGAACTAAAAGCATCTGCTTTTTTTAGAATATCAATACCACCACCCAATACACCTTTAATATCAAACTTAAATCCTACAGGCCCTAAAATATTAGAAATAGGTCCAAGTAAAGGTGTAATTTGATTATCAAGATCATTCATAATAGTATTATTAATAGCACCCATCATTTCTTGTGTAGCACATGAAGGAACATTAGTTGTATTTTTAACTGCTGCAGTTAATAAATCGGTTAGACTATCAACCATTCCATCTTGAATTTTAGATCCGACACAAAATACTTTATCAAGCATTCCCATCACCTTGGGAGCAAGACTCATTTGATTGGCAACAACAGTTTTAAGTGCTGCTGTCATTGGATAAGCCTTACTTATTTTAGCAAATTCCTTTGCCTTAAATGCAGCCATTCCATCACCGATAGATTTTGATAACTTATCATTTAATGATCCAGTTGCTTTATTAACAAAGGTATTCATAGAACGACTCATTACCTTTGCGGTATTTCTAATTTCACTTGTCATATCTAAGTTTAACCCAGATGCTAAACTACTTCCAATATTTGCACTACCAAGTGCACCACTAAGTTGGCCAGTAGCATCACTAAATGCACCACTAAATTGGGCCGTGGGTATCGTCGGTATCTGAAACGCAGGTCCTTGAATCTTATTAAATAAATTAGTCATATGTGCTTCCATCTTATCAAAGGTAGTATCTCTACATGGATTAGGTGGAATAATTATTTTTCCAGTCGTATTAGAATCTGATTTATTACACTCTTCTGCTGCTCTTATAAAAGCCTTTCTTTTTTCCTGTTCTTCTTCAGAAAGTTCCTCTAAGGGTTTAGGATTTACATCCTTAAACTCATCAGGATATTTATCCTTATATTCTTCGATTACACCTTGTAATTTTTCATTGCGAGGATTTGCCTCTATTAAATCTTTTACTGCCTCACCAGTTTCTGGATCCAATTCTACAGGTGCAGTTGTTTTCTCTACCTCAACTACCCTGTCTAATTCTTCTGTTGGTACTTCTTCAGGTGTATTAATTTGTTCTTTAAAACTTTGGGGATTATTTGCGACTTTATCTTCAAGAGCTTCCCTAATAACATTATTAAGTTCTGACGCTTCATTCTCAGCCTTCATTTGTGCCATGAGGGCCTTACCATCAACCTTCCTTGAGGCATATACTTTTGCATCTCCTTCAGTCTTCGAAGGAAAATCTTCAACAACCTCTATATTATCAAGGATCTCTTGTGATGATGCAACAGGAATGTTTTTATCTTGAGATCTATTTACAATAGCCTCAGTAACTGGAGTAGGATTAGCTAATACAGTGGTATCAGATGTACCAGATCTTGCAGTATTTAAATCAGTTCGCATCTGCGAAAGCTTTTGGTAATTAATAGTATTCCTACGATCTCTGGCATCCAAGGCGGCCCATTCCTGATTACTCAATCCACCTTGTGGTTTATCAGGATCGATTCCTTTCTTCCTTAATTGTCTTTCTTGTATTGATGACATAATAATATCCTCCTAGTTAATATTTATTGACCATATTTTGCAACTTTTTCTGCATTAGATAGATTAATAAACGTATTATATTCCTCAAAAGAAACTACTTTACCATTAATATATGGAGTCCCAGTCTGCAGGTCAAACGAACCAGATACATTTTTTTGGTTTGTGATTGATTGTGTTTTAATCGAATCGTCACCTCTATTTAATTGTGGTGCTGTTCGTTCACCAGGATTCCCACTTACTCTATCCAATTTTGGTTCTGGTCTTTCACTCCCAACAGGATCTTCATATGTACTACCACCTTTTGTTGTGTTAGGATTAGATTCAGTATTTAACCTACCTTGTTGATTGGAAATCTTAAGTTGCCTATCAAGTAGATTACGATCTCTGGGAGTCAAGTTATTATATTCCTGAGTAGTCAATCCACCTTGTAGTTGAGTAACATCGATTCCTTTATTTGTTAAGTATCTTTCTGATATACTCGGTTTTCGTTCAGAAGTTCCCCCTCTATCTAATTTTGGTGCAGTTCGTTCACCAGGATCCCCAGTTACTCTATCTAATTTTGGTGCTGTTCTTTCACCTCCAACAGTATCGGTAGGAGTACTATCAGTACTAGTTGGTACATTAACCATTTCATTAACATTACTACTTATTGGACCTAATATACCTCCACCACTCTTTTCTTTTTTTATAGCAAGATTCTCATTTAATCTTGCTGAAAGATCTGGGGCTGCACTACTAAGTTTATCATCAAGTTGTTCAGTCACACCACCAAGTGAACCACTAAGTTGGTCAGTAGCACCATCAAGTGCACCACTAAGTTGGTCAGTAGCACCATCAAGTGCACCACTAAGTTGATCACCAAGTTGATCACTAACTCCACTAAGTTTTTCACCTAACGAATCTAATGCTTCTGGTTTAGGAATAGCATCTAAAGTTGGAATATCAGGCAATCCACTTTTTAATAATCCTTCAATATTAGGTTTATTTTTAGTTTTTGGAGATATAGTAGCTTTAGGACTACAGGGACCATGAGCTTCAGAACTTTCTTGTCTATCAAATAAACCAGCAGCGTGAGTTGATCCAACAAATCCACTTTTAGCTTCGAATCTACCTTTTCCATATTTAATACCTTCAGTTCTTCCTAAAACATTCATAATGACAGGATTTTGTCTTCTATCACCGTCTAAGAATTTACCAAGAACAACATCTCCTTGTGATATTGCAGGGGTTTTTTGTCTATTTCCAGCACCAGTACCATCAGAAACCCCAAGAGCAACAATGGCAAAAACAATATCTTCATCTTTTATTGTGTTATCAGAAGGATGATTCCCCATGATTGCAACTCTATACCTATAACCAAATCCAGCAGCACCATCAACTTGATTTTTTTGAGACTTATATGGTAAAACCATACCAATCCATTCATTGGTACTCAATCCATAAAAGTCTAAATCAGATGTATTAGCCATTATCCTCCACCTCTGTTTGGATTATTTTTTATTGATCTATTTCCCTGACCCCTTTTTGTCCTTTTTTCAGATGTATTTTTGGAAAAATGTAACCCATAAGAATCACGAATTAAAGTTAATGAAGTAACAGATTTTTCTGCCTCAAAATAATGACAAAGAGATTGAATTATATAATGACCACTTGCCTTTTGATCAGGGCCTTGCTCTTTCTTCTCAGTTATATCCTCAATCTCAAGACGTATAACATCTCCTGCTTCCAAATCAGTATTGCAAGGAATTGTTATAGAATGGGATTGAGAAAATAATAGATTATATCTGGTGGTTGCAGCAGCATAATAGAGTTCTGGACTATTATTTGGATCAATATTTTCTTTCTCACCACCAATATTTAACACAGCAGTCTGTACTCTATGAAACTTATTACCTTTCTTAAAATTTTCATCTAGAATACTTGGAACATCTGGTGTCTTACCTAAAGTGGAAAATTTAGGATTTTTAAATAATTTTGGTTCTGCTACTGTAATGTCAATTTCAGTAAATTGATAAGTTGCTGGATTAAAAAAGATAGTCTTATTCGCATATACACCAGATCTAATCTGTTTTGTAAGATTTTGATCTTTTTTTACAGTTAATGAATTTATTTTATAATCATTCTTATCATCCTTTGTTTGTTGTGATGCCTGAACCTTACCATCATAAAAGTATGTTTTATCATATGGTTCAGCATTAATAATACTATCTGCAGAAACATAATTAAAACCACTCTTAGTCTCAAATCCAAAATAACCAGGATTTGCAGTATTTTGAGGAATAGTTTGTTTTGCCAACATAGCAATCAAATCAAAAGGTCTCTTCGTCATTCCAGAAAATGAATAAGAATTACTAGAGTCATCAACATTAATTTTATCATCATCAAGTCCTAAATTGGATTTAACAATATTCTTTACAGATTCTGAAATTTTTCCTCTATAACATGCTGTAACTCTTTCTGTATTATTCACCCACCCAAGTTTTGATACCAATCTCAATTGAATGATTTCTGAATTGGATTTTTTATCTATTACCTGAACCTCATTGACATATAATCTCTTATAGGCATCCTTTTTAGATGAAAAATCTAAACCCTTTCCTATGGTATCCTTAATTTTAAAGAAAACTTCACAACCAGCCTCAAGAGGAAGAGCAGTATGTAAAGAACCCGTTCTTTCTTGAGTATCTTCTTGAGATGTAGCAGCAGCAGATGTTGATATAATAGTTACTATACCAGTTACAAAAGGTGATAGTATATTTTCATAATAATAAATGTTTCCGACTCTAAACTGTGCCGAGTAAATATCTACTTCATTTTTACCATCGGCAGATCTTATTTTAAAGACCTCATATATTGATCCTTGTCCTGACATTATGGTAACCTCTGATTTTCTGAATTATTTCCAGACATTACTGGAGCAGGAGTTTCTAATGTACCACCAGCAGATCCTGTACTACTACCTGTAGACTTAGAAACTTCTATAGGAACAACGACAGTATTGACATTTTTCTTTTTACCATTACCCTTTAAGTCCTTAGAAACACTTTTAATTCTACTTATTGCAGTACTAGCAGATTGTAAAGGGAGTTTCCTCTTCTTCTCTTCACTACCACCACCCTTCTTCTCACCATTTACAAGACCTTTAGGAGTTACCCCCGAAAGAGGTGAAGACGATGCAGCAGAACTATCAGATCCACCTGCACCTCCTTCATCTTTAGGTTCAAGATCTGGGGTTTCGGTTTCTGGACTAGAAATTTCTGCTGTATCACTATCAGGTTCCTCTAAATCAACAGTCTCTTCTTCTGTTTCATTTATAACTATTTCCTCACCATCCGCATTTACTGCACTAAATTCTTGCTCTTCACCACCAACCTTCTTTTTAGTTTTATCATCCTTATTAATACCAAAGACTTTAAGTAGTGGTTTTAAAAACCAAAAAACAAGTCCAAAGGCTTTTTTAAGTGCTCCCCAAGCAAACGATAAAATTGGTTTTGCAATATCCCAAGCACTTTTTAAAGTTTTTATGATTGTTGGCAATTTAGTCACGACCCATCCCATCACAAGAGATCCAAAAAAATTCATTATCCTACTTCCAATAGGCATAACCATACCCTTTACATTTCCAAGTATAGATCTCATGGGGCCTTTTTTATCACCCTTAGATTCGACATTTTTCTCGGCAACTGCTCTTTCAGACTGTAAAAATTGACGACGTTGTAAGACTGCCTTTCTAAGTTTTAATTTATTTACAGTAGAAGTACGTTCGACTAAAACACTTCGAATATTTACAGCAGTAATCTTTAATTGTTTAGTTTGTGATATACTCATTAATCAGTTATCCCCACCTGCTCTTTTGTAAATTCTGTGTAAGTATTAGAAAGATCTTCAGATCCAACATTAGGAGTAGATTCTCCACCAACATTTCCACCATTAACTGCAGCATCAGCTCTATCACCAAGTTTCACTGTATCCATAACTGTGGTCGTATCACCTTCCTCAGGAGGTGTGAGATCTGTAGACTGAACATCTTTACTAAAATTGATTTTAGATGCTGTATTTGCAACATTAGTATATTCACTAACAACACCGTCAACCTCTGCATCCTTCTCACCTCCTTTATCCGTAGGTTTATTGCCAAAAATCATATCATATATGGCACCACCCAGTGCATCGCCACCCATACCTCCAAGCCAACCACCAAGAGCAGTTCCAACAAAAGGAATTGGAATTAATGTTCCGATAAGACCACCTAACCATAATCCCAAACCAGCACCAATTGCTTTAAATGCTGCCTTTCCTATGGGTTCTTTAAATACAAAAACATTTAGAGCAAAGTCAATTAATGCTCCGATAAGTGGAATCTTCTTCACAACAGGACTAATAAATTTCTTTGCAAACTTAAGTAGTTGCTTAGTACCACCTTTACCAAGAGCACCAGTTACTCCCTTTCTTGCTAAATTTGTTAATCCACCTCTTGCAAATTTTCCACCTAAACCTTTAACTGCATCTTTACCAAATCTTTGCTGAGCCTTTTTAAGTCCATGTTTTCGTATATATCTCCTCATCGTTTTGTTCATCTTGAGTTTTGCCTTTTTAGACAGTCCACCAAGAGGAGGTGTCTTTTTCGGCATTAAAGCTTTCATCGCTTTACTAAGTAATAACTGAGGACCAAATACCATGCCAAGGAATCCAGGAACTATTAGTTTAGAACCATGCTTTTCTAAGAAATTAAAGAATCCTTGTACTTTTCCTTTATTATTACTCAACCATTTAAGTGCTTTATTAGCAAGCCATCCCTTTGCTAATGCACCAAAGAAACCAAATATCTTACTAAAAATGCCCTGTACTGGTTTAGTGACTTTATCAAATGCCTTTCCTACGGTACTGCTAATTTTCTTTACAGATTCTACCGAAGACTCTGCTTCAGTTCTTCTACTCGAATCAGTTCCCGCCCTCATCGATGCTATTTCTGATTTCTCTTGAGATATCCTATTTGCAAAATCAAGTGACAATGCATTACCAATATCCTTTAATATTGAATTTACTTCTGCTAATGATTGATCATTCTTCCTTATCTGAAGAATTCTTTTAATAGTACTGATCTTTTTCTCATTATTAGCAACTCTTTTCTCTAAATTATTATCCTGTGCAGAATCAGAATCATTTTCCCTCACTGCCAAATCAAGACTATCTGCAATATCAGGTTCCTTAGAAGCAAAAGGACTAGAACCTGCACCTATTTTTGCTCCTGATTTTTGAATTGGAGCAAGAGCACTTGAACTTGCATTTATTTTTCTCTTAGATGCTCTAAATGCTGCTATTCTGTCACCACTAGATAAATATTCACCACTAGCAGTAGTTCCAGAACTCCATATAGGTTCCTTACCTATTTTCTGAGGTCTGGGTTTACCAATACTAGAAGCAACATTACGCATTCCAGTCCTAGCAGTACCTTTTAGAGCACTTCTACCAACATTTGCCAAAGCACCTTTTGATCCCGACTTTACAATCGCTGATGATGCTACTTTAACTAGTGCTCCCCATGCCATCTTATTTTAAATTCCTCCTTTTTGCTGATGTTTTAAGTTTTCTTCTTCAATATATTGCTGTAGAAGTGAAACATAAACTTCCCTTTCCCAAGGTATCATGTTTTCTAACTCCGTTAAGCTATATTTATGATGTTGCATGAGGGCAAAATTTGTCCGATAAAAATTCTCTAGACTCTCATGAGCTAGAGCTAACTGAAAAAAGATGCTAATCCCTCCAATACAACTGTACTTTCTACTTTTGTCTCAGGATTGGTCACTTTAATATTATGAGTCAATTTTGGCATAGTAGAAAAAAAGTTTTCTACTTCCTTAAATTGCTTAGAGTTCATAGATTCGACAAAATCTTTCAATTCCTTTTTTGTACATTCAGAAGCTTCCCATGCTTCATCTTGGTTATATACTTGTCCTATACAAGTCATAATAACCTCTAAAGATTGATCAACCTGACTTTGATCAGTACTAGTATCAAAATTAGTCTCAATAAATTGATTAAGAGAAGGGTAATTCATCTGAATAGATAAATTATCATCTAATTTAATAATATTAGTATGTTCTGGATCCCTTTGAATCTTGATAGAATCAATATCAATTTCCATTTGAACCTGCGTTTTTCCATCATCTGGACAGGTTACATTGACTTCGACAGTTTCACCAACAGATTTTGCACGAACATTTAAAAACAAATATTCTATGTCAAAAGTTGCTAGTTTATCAATTTTAATGCCTCTACTTAAAATGCAAGTGCTAAGAACATCTTTGATTGCAGTAGTAATTTGTTTTGTATCCTCAGATTCCAATGCCATGATTAGAATCTTTTCTTCCCGAACTAAAAAAGGTCTATATTTAACTTTTTTACCACTAGAAGGTAATACCAACTCATAAGTAGGTGCAGAAATTTTTGGTAATGGCATAATAAATTATAACAATTCGTATAGTATATATGGAGCTTTATTTGACAATATAACGGTCATATGCAAATTGAACCGTGACCTTTGTTAAATCAGCACCTCCATACTGGACGGGTATGGATGTCATACCCTTGGGAAATGCATTTATAAATTCATAGGTTAAAGATTTAGCATTTAAATCATTACTATAATCTCTTTCAAATTTAGAAATTTCCAATACACCACATTTATATCCAATCTTTCCACCGTTCATCGGATAATTAAACCTTCTGTAATAATTTTGATCTTGAACACCACCTGTATTATTATCAACTCCAGAAATATAATCCATCCAACCCTCAAAGAATTTTAATGTATTATAATTTTGATCGACATAGAAAGTAAAATCACTGTCTATGTATATTCTTGTATGAGCAAACTGTTGAGTAATACCATGAAAATTATCTTTTACTTCTGATGTAGCAAATGAACTCGTCGGCAAAGTTGCTTCCGAACACATTATTCCAATATCCTTACCTGTAGCATAGTTATTAGGAACATTATAAGATCTACCCAAGTATCCTGCTAAATCTCCAGTAATTCCAGATATGTTGACTTGATATTGATTATTCAAAGACAACTTACTAATGTCCATTTTAGTAAGTGCACTCATCTTAAAATTTTGAATAAGACCTGCCACTCTAAATACCTTATATTAATATTATATTATAAAGTATTTAGATGTCTTATAAAGGAAGATATCAACCGAATAATCCATTAAAGTATAAAGGTAACTTTCGGAACATCATTTACCGTTCTCTATGGGAACTTAAATTCATGAAATATTGTGATAGCAATCCCAATATTCTGGAATGGGGAAGTGAGGAGTTTTGTCTTCCTTATAGATCTCCTTTGGATAATAAAGTTCATAGATACTTTCCAGATTTCTATATTAAAGTCAAAGAAAATACTGGAAAGATTAAAAAATATATTATTGAGGTCAAACCTCAAAGACAATGTATGGAACCAAAACCACAAAAAAAGAAAACACGAACCTATATTTACGAAGTTCGTGAGTATGCAAAGAATCAAGCAAAATGGAAGGCAGCTGAAGAATACTGTCTTGATAGAGGATATGAATTTAAGATATTGACAGAAAAAGAATTAGGTATTGCAAAATGAGTCGCATAAGAACTGTAAGAGATAATCTAATTGGAACAGAGGATCCTGATGATTTAATGTTAGAATTGATGGATGTTCTCGGTGATAGTGTAACACCAGTTCCAGATGTGGGAAATTTTTATATTTTTGTATATGCTCCAAAAACTCCTAACCTTAGATATGATGCACATCCCTTAGTTGCGGTGACTGATATATTCAGTTGGGGTTTCCGTGGAATAAACTTTCACTGGGGAGAATTTCGCCAATATACATGGGATGAAGTTATTGGCCAACTATATGAAATAAATTCAGAGGAATTAGATGACCTTGATGCAATACCTTTCCAAAATATTCGTCTAAATAGTTAAAATTAATATATAAGGTCGATAATGTCGAATAGAGCTAAATTTAGAAACAGAGATAGAAGATTACAACAAGAAAGATCTGCTGCAAATAGAGCAGCTAATCCTGAGAAATATGCTAGAGATCCCAATGAAAGGCAAATGGGAAGAGCTGCTGCTAAAAGAAGGCAGGAAGCAGCAAAAAAGAAAGTAGATAAAGTAGAGGAAAAAAATGCCCAAACAACCAATACTAAATCAAATAAAAAAACATCTAATATAAAATCAAGAGGTGGTGTATTAAGATATCCTTTAGAAGCACTTACAGAATCAACAGATTACCTACAAATTGATATTGTCAAATATCAATCAACAAAGGAAAGAGGAGGATCAAATACAATAGCATCAATGCCTGGTAGTAGAAGAACTAGTATGACTTCTAACGTACCTAAAGGTAATGTGACAAAATCATTAGTGAATGAAGGAACTATCTTATTACAAGTACCAAATAAAGTACAAGATGGAAATTCTACAAAATATGGTGATAGTAGTATGAATACCCTAGTCGGTGCTGCTCTTGGCGGTACTGTCGAAATGATGGAAGAAATGGGTAAAAAACTAGGTCAAGGGAAAGTTGGTGAGGCATTTGCAGCTGGAGGAGACACAATCAAAGAAGCATTTGGTAATACAGGATTTGATGGTGGTGATGCTAAAAGACTTTTAACTCAAAAATTAGCATCTAGTGCAATTGGTGCTTTTGGTGGAAATGTCACCGTTGGACAAATAATGGCTAGAGAGAGTGGACAAATATTCAACCCAAATATGGAGTTATTATTCAATGGTCCAACTCTAAGAAATTTTAAATTTTCATTCAAAATGACTCCTAGAAGTCAAAAAGAAGCAGAACAAATTAAATTAATAATAAGAACCTTTAAAATGAACATGGCACCTAAAGTAACAAATGGTGCAGGTAAAGGTCCTAGTCTTTTCTTAAGTACACCTAATGTATTTGAATTAAGATATAAAAGTGGAGGAAATAATCATCCATTCTTACATAAATTTAAACAATGTTTCTTAACTGATATAGGAGTTAATTATACTGCAGATGGTGTTTATGCAACTTATGAAAATAAAGAACCAATTTCTATGATTATGGATCTATCATTTAAAGAATTAGAACCCATCTATGATATTGATTATTTCGATGAAGGTGGTAATGATTTAGACAATACAGTAGGTTATTAAAATGGGATATTTTAGAGAACTTCCAAATTTATTATATCAATCTTTTTTATCAGATAAAAATTCTTCTCTCGATTATATTGAGACAAAGAATTTATTTCGTAGAATTAAGTTAAGAGATGATCTTCAAAATGTATTCACTCTTTTCAATAAGTATGAAATACCAATGGAATATAGACCTGAAACTGTAGCAGAAGAGTTTTATGGAAATGAAGAGTTAGATTGGGTTGTGTTATTAACTGCACAAGGACCTAATAGTACAAGTGGAATAATAAATGTCAGAAATGATTGGCCCTTATCTGATAAAGAAATATATGACTACTCCTATGATAAGTATGGAAATAATTTAAATAACGTCCATCACTGGGAAACTAAAGAAGTTAAAGATAAAGAAGAACGTTTAATACTTCCCAAAGGTCAAATAATTGATGAATATTATAAATCACCATTACCCACTATTGACGAATCAACAGTAACACAATCATTCATAGCAAGTAGTTTTTCATTTGATAGTGCCAATGAACGTGTTGCATCTGGAAATATTATAAATGCATTAAATACATCAAGTGAAACATATTTTACTTTAAGAGAAAAATATGGATTTTTTGATATAGATGTTAATAATCTAACATGGATTTACACTAGAAAATCTAATGATGATTTCATTTCATCTATAATACCAACTTTATCATTTACTAATGGAGAAGCAAATATATATGATAGTCTATCATATACAAGTACAGATGGTAATCTAAGAAGTCTTGTAATAAGAATAAAAGTAATTGAAGAAACTAATGAAATTAGTTTTGAAACTCCTACTGAAGCAGATAAAGGTGGTATATATGATTCAGTAGCATATATTCAATATTGGGATAAAAAATTAAATTATAATGTAATAAAATATGGAAATGATATTAGAACATCTGTTTCAAACTATCAATATGAAGTTGATTTAAACGACAAAAAGAGAAGTATTTACCTATTAAAACCAGAGTATTTACAACAATTTCTAAATGACTTTAGAGAAATAATGACATATGATAAATCTTCACAATTTATAAATGATAATACAATAAAAACAGAAAATACTAATATTACAATGCCATAAAAAAAGGGGTTCGTTAGAACCCCTTTCTTGTGTTATTCAGCAGCGAGTTT